TCTGCTGATCTTTGTCAATAGGCCCGAAGATCGCGTTGCTACCAAGGGGGGGTTAGGGAGAGGAAAGGTTTTGGACTTTGGATTCCACCGCCGCCTCCGAGGAACTTGCTACCAAGGGGTGGTTAGGGTCTGGGAAGGTTTTGGGCGGAAGTCCGGCCACCGAGGAGGTGGAAAGGTTTTGGTTTGCCTGCGGAATGAGGTTGGCTACCAAGGGGCCGGTAGGGAGAGGAAAGGTTTTGGTTTTGCCGCGGGAATGGGAAGGTCTTGGTGGACGGAAGGCCAACCAAACTTACGGAGGTGGGAAGGAGGTGGAGAGGTCTTGGAAAGGTCGGAGAGGAGGTGGGGGAGGATTTTTTCAAAAAAAAAAGCTGCGCAGTTTTTACACTGCGCAGCTTCAATCTTACNTCTTAGCGTTTTTCAGATTTTCGACAAAGAGTTGCAATACATAGTGCGCAGCATCTTCATCGAGCTTTATCTTGCTATCTTCGTCGCAATTTTCATACATGATTTTCTGAAATGTGTAATCGACAATTTCTTCAATCTCTCGTATAGTCATTTTAGAATCTCACTTAATCTCATATTGCATGTTTAAGATTCTAAGAACTTCTTTTACAAAATTCTCATACAGATACACAAACTCATTCACATAGTACGCGCTATCGATATACTCTTTTGTTACGTCAAGTTCTTCAAGATGCGTCAAGAATGCGAACGTATCAAACTGTGAAAGATTGTATTTAATGCATACTTGAAGCTCATCTAACGTCTGTTTTTCTCGCATTTTATACAAAATTTTAAAGCTTAAAACTTCAAGAGCATAATGATATGCTAGATAGTTATTACACGTTAAGTCGTACGCAAGTCTCATTGCATTTTTCTTTGAATTCTCTAGTGCTAACAATAATTGATGTTCTTTCATAGCAATCTCACTTTCTATTAGAGTGTGATAATTTCTTGAACATTCGCGTTGATTAACTTCGCAAGACGTTTTGCATTCTTGCGTTGCACGCGAATGTTGACAGACGAATCATTAGCTGAAAAGTAAATAGTGATAATTTTTTTCATTAGAAATTCACTTTCTATAAAAAAGCTGCGCAGCTTTTACACTGCGCAGCTTCTTAGTATTACTTCTTTGCAGACTTGCGAGTCTTCTTAGTAGATTGTTTGATGAACTCAGCGTTCATCGCAAGAGCTTGTTCATGAACAAGCTCGATCTGTTGAATCAGTGCGCATGATTGTGCAAGCTCGATTGTGTTCTCTTTCATGAATTCAGCAAGAACAGAATAGAATTCTGCATATTGTTGTTGCGTCGATTGCAGCAAAAACAGATCAATTACGCGCTGCGAATCGACAGCTTGCAACATATTTTCAGACTTCAGTAGTTCAACGTTTAAGAAAAATGCGAGCTTGTCATTCTTGCGAAATGAGTTGTCAAGAACATGCGAGTTAAAGCGTGCAAATTTCAAATTAATGAGTTCACAAAGATTACGTGCAAGCGTGATATGCACTGCTTCACTGTTCAACAACATGATATGCAGCACGACATCAGATTTTGCGCTATCACTTAACGACGCGTCACGCTTAAACACGTTACTCGAAAAGCACGTTTTTTTCGAGATTGTCGCAGTATCTTTTACAGCAACAGTTTTCGACAACGCAATTGCTTCGCTGTTTTGCTCTTGAGTAAATAAATTCAACATGATGCATCTTCTTTCTGCTGCTTTGCAGCGTTTGAGTGATGATCGAGTGATTCAGAGTGAAGCACTCGATGTTTTCGTTGAGCTTCGTTGCTCGACAGTCTGTGTGTGACCGCCCCACAATATTTTACGCCATTTTTTGAAGTTCTGTAACCAGTCCCAACCAGTAGCATTATAGATACCATAACCATTACACTTCGTGCTACCGCCCACCCCATAATATACCAGATAAAAAGACCCCTTCCCCCAACGAATCGAAATAGTCCAAATTATTTTTTTGGCCAAAAAATCTCGACCACTTGACAAAGCCTCCCGAACACTCTAACCTTGCTTTATTCCCTTCAAAGGAGTTCCATTTATGAATACAGATACCAGAATCCGCGAAAAGATTGGCGGTATTGCTATCCACAAGGGTAAGGCGAAAGGCGCCGAAACCTCTATCATTATGTGGGACGCGATTCCTAGATGCGATCCTGATACCTGTCCCATCTCTGACCACTGTCCTTATAACAAGAACGGCCGTTGCACTTTGCGGGTGAATTACCAAAAGCATATTGTGGATTCGGTGCTTGGATCTTTGCCAGAGATTTCTGAGGCACAAATGCTCCACATTGGAATGCACCTCATGCCTTTGTATACGCAGTTGGTGCAGATGAAAATCGTTGCGTTGGATGCTGAGCCGATGGTCGTTGCCCGTGGTTCAACTGTGCCTAATCCGGTGTTCAAGGAGATTCGTGCCATTATCCGTGAGATTTGTTCCTGTTTGAAGGAGATTGGTGTTCATGCCAATGCTGTTTTGGCTGGCGGAAACATTCCCACAAAACCGAACGACGGGCGGGGAGATCGTTCATATTATGATGGTCTGATGGAACTCGATTCATGAGCCGTCTTCGCCGACGTTCTCCAGAGCAGGTAGCTGCCGCTGATCCGATCAATGTGATGTCTGATGCTCAGCGGTATCGTTACGGCGGGGAAGGATTCATTGAGTGGGCGGAAGCCCACCTCCGTATCCCGGTGTATAACAACGATTCCCCGATTCCGACTTGGACATATCTGAAAGACCTTTCCCGTGTTCCTGACAAAGTGACTGGTCGCTCTTTCTGGGAAATGTGGTGCAATCAGAAAGAAGTGCTGCGACAAGCTTTGGTGATGAAGAATGGTCGGTTGAAACATCGACTGATCATCCTTTGCTGGCCTCGTGGTGAAGGCAAGTCCGCTGTCGCTTGTCTCGTTCAGCTTTGGAAGTTCTTCTGTTTTCCCCGTCAACAGATCATGCTCGGTGCAAACTCCAAAGACCAGGTCAAGTTCGTCCACTTCGACATCATGCGGGACATCATTCTCAATTCCCCAAGATTGTTGGAGATCGTTGGGCGAAAGAATGTCCAAGAGAAAGAGATTCGGCTTTGTGATTCTGCAGGGAACGTTGGTTCTCTGATTCGTTCCATTTCGAGTTTTTCAGGCATCTTGTCCAACATCACCGGATATAGTTTCTCGGAGATGTTCGACATGAAGAATCCCAAGTTCTTTGTCCAGCTTGACGGTTCGACTCGAAACATGCCGAATGCCCTCGGTGTGATCGATTCAACTGTGTCCGAACCGACTCACGTTCTCTACCAGCTGTATCAGACTTTCCGCAAGGGAAAAGATCCGTCATTGTTCTTCCACTACCGTTGCTCGAAAGACGGCAAGCAGGAAGATATGTGGCATCCATACAATTCGCAGGAACAGTTGGATTCTTATCGAGAAAAGTTCCCAACTGTTGAGTTCAACCGGTATTTTAAGAATGTGTGGTCCGCTGGATCAAATCGCTTCTTCACCAAAGAAATGGTCGGTGCAACTCACTATCTCGGGGCTGAGGGTGTCTACGGGCAGACTCAAGCGATCATCGATACACTCAAGAAAGTATCGAAACTCGAAAATCCCTCAGCGGACGTTAAAGACCTCGCAGATATTGATACTCTGCATATCGCTGTATTGAAAAAATCGCTCATACCGATTGCAAAGCTTTATACATTAGAGACGGAATCTGGACATCCTCGCATGTGTACGCTGGAGGAGCTAGAAAAACTGTCCAGTGTCTACGATACCCACTTTGCTGTTATCGCTGGGGTTGACCGAGCTGACCCAATGAAAGTGGATCTGACAAAAGGAGCCCGATCGATTGTCACGGTTGTTGCAAAAGGGCTTCCAGGTTCAAAATCAAATCCGGCTCTTTATATGGAAGAAGGTCAAGTTAAAAAATATATTTACTTCCTCCTCCATTTAGTGCATGTTGAATCTAATGACCTTGACGAAATCAAACATGTCCTCAAATCGGCCATTGATGAATATGATGGAATCGAAATGCTCTGTGCAGAGCGTTGGGGCATGTGGGATGTCGGAACTTGGTGCGAAGAGCAAGAAATAGGGTTTGAAACCCTCCAGCCTACATACGATAAACAGAGGGAGGCTTTTTCTGAGATTTTCAGTCTATATCGCCAAGGATTGTTCAAAACCCCGAAGATTAAAGTCCCTGGCAGCAAAACTGACGACATTTTGGAAGAAGAAGCCCTCTTATTCGATCACAATCCGGCTAAAAAGTGGTACGGTTCCCCGGAAAAAACAGAGAAAGCGGGCACTCAGGACGATTCTATCTTCTCCCTCGGCTGGTGTATTTACGGTGGTCGGAAGCTAGATGTCTTGGATTTTAGGGAGCGGACAAGTTCCTTAATGTTCGGTGAGATGTTTACCGAGAAGACTGTAGGAGAGTATTGATGGGAAATGTAACTAAAATGGCCCCGACTTTATCACAAGAACAGATCGGCGGCATCATTGATGAGCTTTCCGAAGAACAATTGCTTGCCGTTGCTCAAACTTCCGTCAATTGGATGACTGGAACGGATCCGAAAGTCGATGAAGATGGCTTCGCAGTCACCGGGTCTTCTGGCCCACTTGCTGTAGACCTGAAAGACTATAAACAGCTTCAAAAGTCTTGTTGGGACAAATTTGTTTCAAATCCGCAGATAAACAGTCATGTTCGTGACTATATGGGCAGTTTAACCGGTGCTGGTTTCCGTGTTGAGTCCCAAATAGGTGAAATCCAAGACAAAATCGAAGAAGTTTCTGAAGATCCAAGAAACAATCTCCCTCTGAGAATGTCCCAGTTTGTTGCCCGATCCGAGATTGAAGGGGAGCTTTTCCTCTCTCTGACTCTGCACCCGGACGGGTTTGTAGAGGTCGATTTTCTTGATCCGTCGCTTATTGGCGGCAGTGGCAACGGGAATTCCGGGATTTATCATCATCCTGACAAGGGGGTGTTCCCGTTGGTTTATCGATTTGAGCGTCCTTCCAATTCTACCTCAGGTTCTTCCACCGAGACTATTTTTCTGCCGTCGATCAACATCGCCCATTTCCCAGAAATGAAATCGATTGCTGAGAAATTGATTAAGACCGACTCCAGTAAGGGTCTATACGGGAAAAATTCCAATAAGAAATACAAGTCCCTTGGCGGATTGCAGACGTTCGTTGTGACCTGGGATCGGGGATTTTTGACGAATCGGAACGTTTCTCATTTAAAGACCACGATTGTTTGGTTGAATCATTACGAATCCCTCAAACGATGGGAAATCGATCACAAGAAATCTGCTGGAGCGTATTTGTGGATCGCGTCCATTACAGATTCAAAGGCGTATCGGACTTGGTTGAAGCTGACTAAAGAGCAGCGGGAAGAAACAGGGCTGTTTGCAAAGAAAGTTCCCGGCGGAACAATTGTGCTTCCCCCCGGTATTTCCCTTGAGTGCAAGAATCCGAATCTCAGTTCAATTTCCGGACAAGATACTGATATTATGCAAATGGTCACTTCGGGGCTGAATCGTCCGGAAGATATGGTGCTCGGTGGGAGCATGTCCGGGTCCAAATCCGGGGTTCAAGCGACTCGGGGACCTCAAGCCGATCGAACTCAAGACGAGATCGCGTATTTCGAACGATTCCTCCGTTTTGAGTTTTTGGCGGGGAATCTTGACATTGTGTGTCAAATCCGGAGAATTGGATGAGACCTACCCGGTTCGGGAGGCAATCAAATTCGAAGATCAAGAGCCTGTTTTTCGAGATCGAAAGAAAAAGGCTTACCAAATGATCGATTTTGAATTTCCGCAATCGGAAGTCTCTGATGTGGAGGCGAAGGCACGGGCATTGCTCGGAGTTAAGCATGGTTCCGTCGCTGAGAGTCTTGGCATCCCGCATGAAGACATTGCTAAAAAGTTGGGTTTCGGTTCTTATTATCGCCGCCGCCTAATCTTCGCTACTGAAGAGGATCAGTATCCAAAAACACCGTTGGCGATTCAAATTGATGCTGCGGAAGAGGCGGCTGGGTCTCAAGAGCCCCAAAACGTGCCGGGCAAAGTTAGTCAACCAGAGCCAGGCAATAAAGATGACGATCCCACTAAACCGGAAAAACCTGTCCTAAATCGAAGAAAAAAATAAATTACGGATATTTTGCTTGTGTTAGGAAATTTTTTTTGATATTGGTAAGAAGTAAAGGAGAACTCAATNGNCAAAAAGCATCCGAGAATTCTTGACGCGCTGACAACTCAACCGTGGTTATGCTCTGAAGAAGGGATGCGCCAAATGCTGGCGATTGCTTCTTACGAGGGGGACATTGAAGCCCTCAAGGTTAAGATGGAGCAGCGAGACCCTGAAGCTTTCAAAACCACTCGCCGGGACAGCACAGCAATTGTTCCACTCGCCGGTCCGATCTTCCCCAAAGCAAACCTGATGACCGATATTTCCGGGGCCACCGCACTTTCGGAATTCATTGCTAGATTTCCAAGCAGCCGATGAAGATCCTACCGTGGACAACATCGTGATTGATGTCAGCAGTCCTGGCGGAGTTATTGACGGAATTCACGAAGCGGCCAATCTAATTCGGGCATCCGAAACGAATGTCGTTGGCTATGTTGGCGCCACCGCAGCTTCCGCAGCCTATTTTCTTCTCGCCGCCGCAGATGAAATAGTAATTGACGCCACTGCCCGTCTTGGCAGTATCGGCGTCGTTGCAGGTATTCGTCCGAAGCAAGAAGGCGGCCCAATCGAATTTACAAACACCGCAAGCCCAAATAAACGGAGGGATATGGAAACGAAGGAGGGTCAAGCTCAGCTAATCGCTGAACTTGATGCACTTGCCGACGTTTTCATTGGGAGTGTTGCTGCAATGCGAGATGTTTCGGTTCAGACCGTTAAGAACGATTTCGGTCAGGGCGGAATGCTCGTTGGGCAGGCCGCAGTTGATATTGGGATGGCCGACAGGTTAGGTTCCTACGAGGAGTTACTCCAAAGTCTCACAAACTCAAACCCAAAAACAGGAGGAAAAGACATGGATTATGCCGCACTGACCAAAGAAACTCTCATGGCGCACCGCAAAGATTTGGTGACCGCACTGTGCGCCGATGCGGTTGCCGACACTACTGCCGCTCATGCTACCGAACTCTCCGGTGTGACTGAACAGGTCGCCGCCCTGACCGAACAGAATGAAGCCCTGACAGCGGAAAACAAAACCCTCAAGGAGGAAAGCTCTGTGAACGAAGATCGAATTGCCAAACTGGAAAAGAAAGACGCCGTTCGTGAGGAGCAGGCTCTGGAAGCTACTGCTTCCGGGATTGTTTCCGCCAGGGTCGCTTCTTCTTCCGTCCCCGCCCGTCTGCACCCGAAAGTTGAAGCTGGTATCAAGAAAGATCAGTTCATTACTGAGGGCAAGCTGGACGTGGAGGGATTCACCGCTCACGTCGATGCCGAAGTTTCCGATTGGGAAGAAAGCATCGGCGCCAATGCCGGTCCGGTCCTGGGTATTGGCGGAACTAATCGGGGTGACGGCGAAGACGTTGACGCCACCGAAGATGATTCCATCGTTGATCGCATGTTGCAGAAGTAACCTTAACCCCTAAGCAGGAGGAAACACATGAACAATGAAGCTCCAGGTATGGTGCGAGGTGGAATGTCTCCGGGGATCCGTCCTCTGTTCCATTCTCGACGGGAGATCGCACTGATCAAAGACAAATCGGCACTCGCCGGTTTTGGTGTGATCAAAAACGGCACGGTCATGGCCACAACCACTGCAACGGACAGTGTTGTTCCCGTCCCGGTTGACGACGGTTCCGTTAATGCCGTGGATGTCGCCCGTGTTCGCGTGGTTGTTGACGCTGCGGATACCGCAACCACCCTCACGATTTCCGAAGCAGACGCCGCCAAATTTTCTGTCGGTGATGCAATTGTCATCAATAACCTGACTCCGGTGTATGATGATCTTGGTTCGATCACTGCTATCGGTGCTCCGGCCAACGGTCAGGTTGTTGTCACTGTTGACGGCCAGGTTGACGGTGCAGTGTTCACTGTCGCAAATCGGTCGGCTATTTCTCACAAAACCGCAGCAAATTCTCCGTTCTACGCCGCATCTTGTCTGTTGGACAAAGACATCGATACCGGCGAAACCGCGGGTGAGCAACCGGTGCCGTGTTCTGTCGTGTTCAAGAACGCGATGGTTTACACCGCATATCTCACTGGCATGTCGGCAAAATCGATTACCGATCTGGGCGCGATCCAGGACGGGGTTCACACCATTTTCTAAGTGCTGGGCACTCACAG